TGGATCAGGAAAAATATCAACACCTACGCAATCAAATACAGGAACATCTAGAAAATTATTTGCACAATGTTATACGTGTGCGATTGCACGAAGGTGCTGTTTTTGAAATGCAAAACAGTTGGGGAGTAAAGCATGGTCCTAAAGACTGGGCTCAGGAACACGATCACTCAAACAGTTATGTAAGTGGCATAGTTTATCTTGATGTTACTCCTTATTCGGGCAATCTAGTACTGCACAAAGAACGCATGTGGCAGAATATTTTTCCAAGAAGCATATATGTAAACTATGATAACTCAACACTGGCAAACTGCTATCAATTGGAATTCGTGCCCAGGGTTGGAGATATATTTTTATTCCCCAGCCAACTAGGGCATAGTGTAAAACCAAATCTCAGCAATCAGGACAGATACTGTGTTGCTTTTAATTTCTTTCCACGAGGAAGATTTGATTGTGGTATTACATCTGATCTTACGGTAGGATAACACAATGTTTCATTCACAAGAACTATTTGGAGTACCTGTTTATATTGATCATGTTGAACTTGATCAAATCAAAGACATGGACGGTGCCATGCTTGTTCATGCACAAAATTATGTATACAAAATACTGCAAGTTAACAGTTCACGACATCAACTTGAATCCACGGATCAAGGACATGTAACAGCAATAGTTTTCACAAACACAGAACGCACAGTTAATATTCTACTGCACAGGCCCAATAACAGTATATTTCCAAATGATCTATCAGTGGAATACATGGGATTGAATTCCACAACCAGCAGTGAATGGAACTTCAATCCACGATCGGGTGATGTAATTGTGTTTCCAAGCAATCTAAAATACACCGTGACTCAGCCAGAGTTTTGCAATACATTCAACTATAATTTAAAAAGCACAGTAAAATAAATACATGCATAACTGGAGTGATATGCGAAACGTGGAAATTCAATCTAGCCTTCAAGGACAGTTGCTAATTGCACAACCAACTGCCCACAGTACATTCTTCGGTCAAAGTGTTGTGCTTATGTGTGAACACCATGCAAACGGAGCATGGGGTCTTGTGATTAACAAACCCAGCAGAGATATCACAGTTGGAAAAATAGCAAACACATTGGGAATAAATTATCAAGGCACAGAGCCGGTATACATAGGTGGACCTGTTGAATCGGATGGTCTACATTTTATTCACACACCAGACTGCCTAGCATCAAACACATGGTGGGTGACCAATGCTGTGTGTGTTACCAGCAGTGAATACATACTGCGAGAACTGGCAGAAGGTAGAGGACCTAAACGTTGGAGATTGGCCATAGGTGTAAGTTCATGGAAGGGCGGACAACTGGAAGGTGAACAAAGTGGAGAAGCACCGTGGACTCCTCAGCATCGTTGGCTTACACAGCCTTGTCCAAACAATATATTAGAATTACCAACAGAACATTTGTGGAAAGGTCAAACCCACAATGCTATCGAAAGTTCAGTAAGCAAACTGTTTTAAAAATAGGGATATCCGTGCTGATGTTTTGTCAGTTCAGGATTCTGTTTACACACTTCATTATATTCAGTTTCCATTATGCGAAAACTTTTTAATAGCATTTTAAAAAACTTTATCATACTATTAGTTATATGTTTTTGCCTGGTTGCTGTAATACTTTTTTAAGTCTATCTTCACGCACACAATATACTATATCAATGGATTTGCCTTGATATTCTATCATCATGTGTCTTTTTATTTCGGGTGCTTGGCGATAAACATATTCTTGACATTGTTCCACAGTATCAAACTCTGGTTCAAAATAAAGGAATGTGTCTTTGCTTCCGTCGCTGAAGGTGCCCATCATAAGTACCAATATAAACCATTTCATATCTTACCCTTGTTACTATAGTATTTAGTGTATGGGTTATTCTATTTCAAAGTTGAAGTTAATGGCTATTCGTTGCTTTGTGTCTGTTTGTGAAACTGAACTATGATAGGTTGTACCGTCAAACACTAGCATTTTGTTTTCTTCTGCAGGTACACGTCTTGCTTCTGTAAGTGTGCTAGGTTGTGTATCTTCTTGCCATTTTTCGTTGTAGAATATAGTAGGACCATTACAGGTTGTAAGGTAATATAGTGCTGTCATGTGTGGCTGTTTAAAGTCTACATGCCCACCGTGTTCAATTGGTTCAGGAGTTTTTGTAATTAATCCAAAACGTATTCTTAGTATGTACTTTAATTTTAAATCTAATCTTTCACAAGTTCTTTTAAGAATTTCTTCGCATTTAACTCCTAAGAAACTTGTGGGTTCACCAAACTCGTATGCTGTGTGTGCAAAACTGTGATCCCAATGCGAATCATCGTCGAAGTCTCTTTTAACATCACTTGTGCCACGAACCCAAAACCATGGTATGCTAGGATCGTGTCTTATTCTTCCGACACCGCTTTCAAACTCTTGCTGTGGTAATAAATTTGGTATAACTTTAAACATTTAATCCTCTGTGTTTAAACTTTTTAGCATGTCGCGAAGTTTGGTGCTTTGTGTTTTACCTGTTACTTTGCCTATAGTGTCACCTTCTCCGGGTTCACGCAGAGCAGTTTCTTCTCCACCGTTGTGATGTGATTCTGTAACTGTTGATGTTTTCTTTAGATTGCTTACAATGGTGCTTGATTGGCTTTGATATGAATTCTGTTCATCTTCTGCAAGATCTCTAATACGCAAACTGTCCACATCAAATTCAAGATCTACTTTTTGTCCTACACCTGAACTGCTTCGTGTTTTCATAAACTGTATTTGATAGCGTCCACGTTCTTTCATTGCTCTGCTTGTAAAGATACCAATAACATTATCTGCTGTTTGAATCTTACTCAAACCGCCTGAAATATGTGAATGATCAAACTCAATTTCTTCTACAGCCGCTCTGTTTAACTGCGATGCTGTTACAAATACTGTACCTAGTTCCATTGCTAGGTTACGCAATTCTTCTGATACATATTTGTCCTTAACAAACAAATCACTTGGCGATACTTTAACACTTAGTGGCATCATCAAATCCAAATAGTCAATCAGCAGTACGTCTGGCTTGCACTTGTTTTTGATCGACCATTCCTTAACGTAACTGCGTAAATCATTTGCGTTCTTACCACTTGGCATATATTTGATCTGTATCTTGCCTGACTTCTTGCCCATCATCTTGACTTTCATTTCTATATCATCAAGATTCTTAAACACATCACGTGTAGCAATACCTGTAAGCATACTGTCAATACGCATTGCTGTAAGTGCTTCAGAAAGTTCTAAACTGATGTACAACACGTTCATGCCTTCTGTTGCAAAGTTTACAGCCATGTTCTGCAAGAACAAACTCTTACCTGCACCCGAGCCGCCTGCCCAAATGTTTAGTTCACCTCTATTGAATCCGCCAAACAGTTTCTTGTCAATGCTTGGCCATCCTGTGCTTACCTGTCCGTTGTTATCTTTTAGTCCTTCAAGTCTTGCTCTAGGATCAGCAAAGTAGTCTGTACCCATATCTTTTGCAAGACCAATTTGAATTGCTTCTTTGATCATGCCTTCGATTGGACCATATTCACCTTTTTCAAGCAGGTCTGCACCCTTAAGAATTGCACGTTCTAGTGCTTTGTGCCTACTAAACTTTTCAAATGTATCAAGTAACCATTCAGTGTGTTCTGTTCCCACACTGCTTGCATCTTTAAACTGTGTACCACACGTACTGTTGACAATATCAAGTTCGGGCATGACCTTGTATTCATCTACATACTTCTTGATAAATTCAGCACCTTCTTTAAGTTTCTGATCAAAGTTTTCACTTTCAAAGATACCTTGGCATCGCACAAATGCTTCTGCATCCGCTAGAAACATTTCTAAAAATAGTTTTTGTATGTCTTGATTAAAGTCTTGCATAGTTTATATTATACTGCCTTTTTGTTTATTCTGCAAAGTAAGTTTTCGCCAATAGTTGTATTTTAAGTCCTGTTGTTTTAGACTGCACTATTTTTTGTAGTGTATATATTTTTCCGTATCGTTTTACAGCATCTGCGACATCCTTAATG